TACCTGGGACCAGAGTGACATAAGGCTTTTCATCGTCCCCTTTCATATAGGGTAAACGATCCATTAGCCTTACGGCTTCGCTCACTACCTCAATCAGGAAACCCAGGATGCATTTAGCATTCTCGGCAACTCCTTTCACCTTCATAGGTGAGTTACGGGGTAGTGCAACAAGAGGTACCAGTGATCAACTGGTGGCGGCCGACTGCAGTGCAGAATCAGAAAGAGATGAGATGGGGACTAACAAGCCCCCGTAACGTCTCGATCAGATTCAAAACTACGTAGGAAGCGAGTATCACAACAATCGAGATGGCCTTCCAGCCAATCTCAATGTTGAATACCAGCTGCTCTGCGTAGGCACTACGTCGTTCCCTCCGACGCATGTCCAAGGGTACTCTATCGTCCATTAAAGGACGATGAGAAACCTTGAGACGTACGTCGGGCCCTCTACGACTCACCAGCCAGCAACTTGGTGATGAGCGTATCCGAAGCGGCGGTGAACTGGGTCTTGAATCCAGTATACACAGCCAGTTGCTCCGCATTCGTATACCCGGCGATCGGAACATCGAAGACGATGTAACAAGACATCGACACTTCGACATTTTCCGAGGGCCGGAACGGATCCGAAGTAACCTTCGAATTGTTGACCCTCAACAGATGCCTGTTCCGCTTCCCTTGATCGTGGGAAGCAAGCATCTGGGTCAAACCATCAGCACTCTGGTAGATAGTCTCGTCCCCCTGTGTCGAAACACGGGGAAGCGGGATTGTCACACCAGAGATGGTAATGGTCTGAGGATCGGCGAAAGCCATAAAGCATCACTCCTAGGACTCGAGATTGAAGTCTCAAGCCCCAATGGCGAGAGACTAATTACGAACTATCTGCTACGACAACCGGGTCAAACCCAGTGCCGCAGCAATAGCCAACTGGCGGGGTGAGAAGGAATTCCAACTCAACCCGAAACCGAATGGCGTGGCCCTAACACGACGTTTCAATTCCACTCGAACCGTCGTAACAGGGACAGACCTAGGACCCCCATACAGTTGATGTATGCGGGCCGGTCGGTCTAAAGCGAAGGTTGTCTCTGAAACACTGTGTTCCATGAG